AAAGTCTTCTCCTTGTTACAGGAGAATCCAAAATAGGAAAGAGCCCCGACGACGTCTTTCGCACTCTCAGTCGGAACGATTATATCGTCACCATACACACGAACTTGATGTTCATCGTACGGCGCCTGGCATTCTGAACTTATGGCCCAGAATAACAAGGTTTCCAACTCAAAGGTAAAGCCGTTTCCCATACTTGAGAATTTCTCGAGTTTCACCCACCTACCGTCCACCGAAGTGAACGGACTACGTAGGCTATCCAGGAGATCAAACCAAGCAGGAGGCGACAACAACTTGACCAAGTTGTATGCTACCGTGTCGGACGCACTCGTAAGGTCGATCGTCGCATAGCACCCAGTTAGCGAACCCTCACGGGCAAGCTTTCCGTGCTCTATGTGACCGTGGTCGAGATCGATCCCGGCAAACCGGAACAATCTCGCCCTTATCTCTCGCCCTGCGGCGAGTTGATAAGCTCCATTGAGACTTGGCTCCTTACCGCATGAGCGGTCAATGAGAGCTGTCTTGGAGACAGTGAAGTACGCGTTACCGCGTACCTCCGACCCTACCAGCCCGAGCTTAACGTGTGCCTGCCCCCATTTAGTACCCAACCAGGGTACAATGAAGGGCCAGGCGCTCGGGGTCAGGGTGAGCGCAGATGAGAACTTATCAGGCACTGTGGTAAAGCCTGACCGGTCACTCTGCGTCGCGCCAGGTCCCAGCCTAGGGCTGAGTTCAGAAGGCGGTCTCGCACCTAACACTCGCCAAACCCTTTTCCGCACACGGCTGATAAAGCTGTGCACGCGCTCGTCGACTTGGTGTTGAAAAACACCTCGACCGACGAACGGGGCAAGACGAGCATTGGTGCGAAAGCACTGCCGCTCTGACTCCCACCATTTGGATAGAGCCGCCTCACGGCGATTCACACCATCTAATGGGAGATCCGGACACTTGCGAAGGAACTCCGTTGCCGATGCGGCGCGGAAGTATTCATCAGGTGTCGCGTACTGACGCGGATCGCAACGCAACTCTGCGAGTTGTCGCCACTCACCACATTCAATCAGGATTTTAACCCCAAGAGAACGTGGACACGCAAGCCCTTCCATTACAGATAGGGCTACAGCTATTGCATCATGCATAGGGCTGTTGACCTCTCACTTCCTAGACGAGGTGTCGACTCACTGAGCCGAGTACCCGTCCGCATTGCACGCTTTAACAAGCGCGCTAGCGAACAGATTCCCGAACTGAGCGGCAAACTCTCCGGCACTGGCAATCGGGAAGCCTTTCGGCAACTCGAAATCCACGCCGGCGGATGCTTTGTCGATCACGGAAGTGGTTGAGGTCGTCGTGTCAGTAGCGATTTGCGGGTACACGTACGTCGCACGGCCGCGGCGCTTTTGCCCGTTGGGGGATTCCCTCCAGGTCAATCGCAGCTCAGGCATATGTGCGGGCGCAGTACCCACGGACTCGTTACGCCAGATGGCCGGGACAGTGTCCCCAGCCGAAGGCGACTTTGCTACGTAGACGACGTCAGTCGTCCCGTTGGCGGCCTTCACAGTGATGTTAGCCATTGTTGGCATATATCATACCTCTTTAGGTAAAGTTTGCTCCAAAAGGAGAGCCTTTAAAATTACGAAAGGGTCCTAACGACCTCTGATGCCCTTCTGCACCAGAAGCGAGATCGCATTAAGCGCTCTCGAGAATCCCATTCCGATTGAGGGACGAAGTCCTAGGTTTTGAGTAGGTAGCGAGCCCACCGTCCGCCTAAAACTGCGGCCGAACCCTGAACCCTTATGAGTAAGACTCACAGGGGGGCTCAAGTCATCGTCCAGCCACATAGCAAAGTCGTCGTCGATCGAGACACCATAGTGGGGGTTAACCACCCTGACGCCAGGAAAGTCTTCGAATTGAGCGAGGTACTCTTCGAGATTGAAAACCCAATTGGCCACAAAGGACCACGGGACAAGCTCGTATGCTATGCCAGGCAGGTTCGTTAAACCTAACCTGCTTGCGAGGTCCAAATCTGGACGCTCTACCTCTAAGACCGCAGCGACGTAAGCACGGACTTTGACCTTGTGAGTCGAAGCGCCGTAAATACCAGAGGAAACAATATAGTCTCCTTTGACTGTCGC